AGCCGTTAATTCTTACAGAATTACCATCTATGGTACCCGCCTTGAGCGTCGCCCCCACGATGTTCCCGTCCGGATCAACAGAAAAAGTGTTCGACGCATTTCGTATTGTTGAACCGATTAATGTTGTCCCTGATATAGTCCCCCCGGTAAGATTACCAACGTTAGCCGATACCGCCTCAAGACTATTAACACTAATCTTATTCGCCGTTACCGCGCCTGCTGCTATCTTGTCTGATGTTACGGCATTAGCGGCAATCATACCATTCACTATGACATTATTATCAATAGTTGTCTTACCGGTGATATGTAGATAACTGCCGTCAATCGTCGTTCCTTTCGGTGTTAAGTTAATACGGTTAATGATCTCATTATCTTTTACCCGAAGTTCAATAGCATTGTTCAGCTGCGTTAAGGCGCTGTACGTCTTGTAGCCGTCTTTTTTGTTCAAATTGGACACTATCTGATTAACGGATTCCCGACTGACTTTCCCTGCTTCCAGCGCTTTTTTGATTGATTCGTCAACTTTTTTAAGGCTAATTGCCCCGTCTTTCAGCATTGATTCATCGATAACAAGTTTCACCGTGACCATGTTTGATGGTGACCTTGCACCTTCGCCAAACATGTCATAATAAGCGACAGACACTTCGTAGACGTTTTCAGGGCAAGAATACGAGTAAACACTATTCGTTGTTGTTACCCTCGTGATGTTCTTACCAGCGGGGTCTATGTATACCGCCATCCCTGCACAGTCGGCAGGGATAGGATTAGTAACAACGGAAAATCCGCCGATTGCCGATATTAAATCAGGCTTAGGTGGAGCTAACGGTGCGGGCTTGTTATACGATATTGTTGCAGGTGCGGAGTATTTCCCCTCCGTGTTGCAAGCGAACAGGTATAATGTTCCTCGCCGCTTCGAAAGTGTAACATCAAAAGATAAACCGTCTGTTCTCGCCAACAAGGCGTCGGAATCGCCGCCTGCGTTGCTGTTTGTCCTAAGTTCATAGAACTGTACGTCAGCGTTGGTTACGGGATTCCACGATAAATGCGCTACACTTCCAATAACCATTTTGAAGTTATCGGGGGTGTTTGGAATTGTGGATTTCAGCGCGACTAATTTGTCGATTTTTGGTGCATCATCCGGGAGATTAAATACACCCCGTCCATCAGCTGTGGTAATTGCTATTCTGTAGGTGTCGCCGGGTAGAGCCTGCGGAATAATCAGCTGTCCTTTTCCCTGCCCTGCGTACACCCACGCTCCAGCAAAGCCGAGTTCATCGGCGCTTAGCCCGTCTTCAATGACGATCGCCTCGCCTTGTACATGGTTCGTTTTATACCAGACGCGACCGATTAAATCTTTAGATTCCCACGATACAAGAATGTCGTATCTATGAGAACCGTTGGGCAATGTTCGGTATCTTGTGTATGCTTTGATGTTTTTTGGCGTTTCCGCGGGATGCAGCCACGCAGATAAATCTACTCTGGCCGTAGAGTAGCCGGATCGCTTGCCGAGTTCGTTTTCTGAATACACCCGGACAGTGTATTTCTTGGTTCCGTCCGCTCCAAAAGTATAGGAATTCTCGCTGTTTTCAAACCTTCCGCGGCGTACCCAGACATTAGCTCCGTCCTCTCTTGTCTCAAGATATACAGTATTGGCCGTTTTAGGATTAATCCAAGCGCAATGCACAGAGCAGTCTGTGCCGGCTCCGTAACCCGTTTTAACAGTACAAGTAATGGTAAGGTCTGTCGGGCCGTTAACGATATTATCGTATGCCGTTATTTCCGGCACTTTACTCGTATCCGGGCTGTACAATTCCGGATAATATTCGATCCCGGTAATAGTCCGAGTAGCGTCGTCCATCCCTTTTTCAATAGCTAAAACTTTAAACATTTTAGCTATTTTCCCAGTTTTACCCGCAGCATAAACTGCATCTGCAGAAAAACCGGTAGCATCGGCAACTGTTACTTTGCTTCCGTCAATTGAGATAATTGCCGTCTCAAAGATTTTATCGGTGTCCTGGTCACGGACAAAAATTGAGCTGTAATCAATATCAATAGGCTGATCCAGAGTTAATTCTTTTCCGTTAACGCTAACAATCCGACCGCCAGTGCCCCATGTCGTATTATCCGTTTGCACAAGAATGACATCACCAATTGTACAGGCGATAGCATCAACAAATGCATCAAACGAAACTGTACGAATTTCATACTTATTCGACCGAAGTTTATATCGTCCGAACGCATAAGCTTGTTTCAATGAGGTACACCCCATTAGTTCGATCTGCACCGGCTGTACATTTCTTTCCGCAGTATCGTAATCATCACCGTAGACGGTCAGCACGTCGCGTTCGTAGTTCTTGTCTTTATTCATAAAAGATATTTCAACTGCGTTTGCCCGCTGATCCCGAGCCTGAAATTCTTCTTTAAAAGAGTCCTTTTTCATGTTGGCGACAGTAAACAACTGTACAGGTGTTCCTGCGTAGTCATAGACGCAAGAGAACTTAGTGCCCATCAGCAGAATAGCTCCACGGCCAACGCGGCACGGGTAATCTTTTGCGTCCCACACGGACATAGCGCTGTCATATAAATAATTAAACGCCATCCCGGCATTAGCACATGCTGCCGCCCACGCTTTGAATGCATAATAGTCTATATTTTCTTTTCGGACGCCGTCGGCTTCATATTCAAATCCGCCCTCGGTATCGTCAATTTTTAGGCAGTGGTGCAAAATATCATAAGTAGCCCATGCCGGATTGTCTGCCGGCCGTTCTTCATAATGCTTTGTTGCCGGATTCCAGACGTTGACGTTCTTACGCGTAACGAGGCATGTCATAGATGGGTCGTTCCCAGACAACTGGTCGGTAGCCAACGCTTTAATTCCGATAAGTGCTTTGCCCGGGTACTCAAAATCGTCATAAATAACCTGCGTGACGCCTTGCCACTGCACTTTATTCGCATACCGAATAGACGTACCATCTTTTTTGGTGCATCTTGCCCGTACTTCATAGCGTGCTGGTGTCAGATCACGAACAGAATACACAAGATAAAATGATTTATTGGTGTTTTTCTTAATCCGGCCAACTTCTATATTCTTCCAGTCGGAGTCACCGACTTTTCGATACTGCGCTTCCAGTTCGACCCAAGTTTCAGAAGTACCGCCGCTATCGTTCGAATAATACAACCCTGCGGGGAATGAAAATGTTAATTCAAGCCCCTGTGCTGTATTTCCGTCTAATTTATGCGTATGCCAGTTACTGTCATCGTTGAGTTCATAAGCAAGCCCTGTATCAGCATAAGAGTCATTAAAATTCGGAATAATTTTTTGTGTATTCGCGCCCAAACGGATATCTACCTGCACATCGGCATAGTTGCTTATCGGATTTCCATTGAGTTCGATGTTAGATATTTCATCAATCGGCCCCTCGGCTACGCAGTAGAGTATATTCAGATACTGCTTTTCACCTTCGGACACGACGTGCCGTGCAAGCATAATACCCGAAGTCTTAACAGTGCCGTAAACAATAGGCAGGGGATATCCCTGCCCTGTTAACGTCGTCGGAGCGCCCCATCCGTAAGTATTTGACTGCTCAGTGTTACTTAAGTCTGCTTTCGGTGTCGGCGTCAGCTTATTAACCAGTGCGTTCCCGACCATGCCAATTGCAAGAGACAATCCCATGCGCGCCCACATGCTCATCATGCTGCTGCCGATAAGACCCGCCCCGACGCCTGCGGACAAAACAGTAATTCCGATGGATAAAATCCACCCTAAGGCTTTACCCTCGATTTTCGGCATGACAACGAGCTCTTCCCCGTCCGCGGGAATATAATCCGCATCGCAGGGGACACCATTAATTGCGTATACTTTCTCCCCTTCTTCGGAATGGTATTCTTTAACTGTTTTCCCACTGCATGACTCGTAATAATCTTTTCTCTGCCGTCGGTCAAACGGATTATTAACGATAATTACGTGTATCATTTGTACAGTCCTTTCAAGCGCGGTAAAAACTTAGAAAATCGCTCAATACACACACCACCTTCGGTTGCGTGCAGAAGTTGATTGCCGCCGAGATAGACTCCTGCGTGATCAATACTACGCCCTTTAATTGCATACACACATATACAGCCTAATTCGGGCTCCTTAATCTCTTTATATTGATTGCCGCCATCAGGAGTACCATCAGCAGTAAGCAGTTCGCGGTAATCCGGTAAACGCTTCCCGTTCCGGCGGTAGTATTCTTGCACTAAATCCCAGCATTTCATTTCTGAAAATGGTTTTCCAATCAAATCAGTTATCTCTGACATATAGTTCCCCCTGCGGTACTGTCGGGCACCCGCCAAAACGCTTATTATTACCGCATCTGCGGCAGTCCGAAAGTGTTTTATTGCAGGTTGTCACGATCCCCTTATATCCACATCTGCGCCCTTTGAATTTGAACGGACAAAAATCTTTCAATACGCGAGTTGCAGGGAAGCGTTTCTGCAACGAAAAACTGGTGCCAATATTCAGCGTTGCTGTCTTTTTATCTGCAGATGAGCCGATAACGTCGAATACTTCTTCATCTAAAATCTCATCTGGGACATTTGTATTAATAGCTTTAAGAGACACGGTAACGCCGTCCGCGCCATCATATTTTTCAAGCAAAGCCTGCATAGATCCGGTGATGTTGCTGATATTCAATCTTGCCGATGGCATCTCTGTACTACTTACTTTGATTTTATCGACGCTGAATGCGTAAGCGTAATAAGTGACGCCTTGAAATACAATATTTTCGTTGTTAGCTACTAAGTGCAGACTTTCATCTCTGCACGTAATATCACACAGAAGAAGATCAGCACCGTTAGAAGCCGTTTTATTCTTTTCGATAATTGCCGCTGTAGATAATTCCATTTATGCTTCCTCCAGTGCTATCTGCCCTGAAAACAGCCCCGGATTAACAAGGTCAAATTCAAGATCTCCGGAAAATCGAACGGTAAACGTCTGCCCTGCAAATTTACATCCCGGCTCCGGTGGATATGTCCACTGAAATTTTAAGGCGTTGCCGTATGTCTGGTCGTTAAAAAATGTGTCAAGCAGGGAATAATCGGCCGCAGGCAAAGCTGACCACTGCAAAGTAAAATGCAGCGGCTTTTTTGTAAACCTCGGCCGCGTATTAATTGTTTCATTGTCCTGTTCCATTTTGTATGTGTGGTCTACCCGCTTATGCTTTAGCGGGTAGATAGGATTTTTAATGTTCGGAAAATTCAGCATATTAACCTCCGCGAACGCCTGCTATGACATCTCGCATGTGATCTTCATTTGTGTAAACAGCATTTGCTACGGTCTGCAGAATAATCGTTTTCAGAACCCGGCCATCTGTCCGCTGCGTTGTTTGCGTTTTAGCCTGCATTGGGGTGCCGGTATTATTCTGAACAACTACCTGCACTTCTGGCGCCTGTCGACCTACATTGACACTCGGGATAATCGTGCCGGATGTGCGGGGGACGAACAGCTCCGGTCTGCGTTCTCCGACGATGTATGCCTGCCCGGCGGATACCGGGCCGCCGTTAGCGCGAAAACTAAGTTTAGGCGCTA